AAGCGCCTTGAAAACTATATCCTAATGCGGATTCTGACATCTGTGTCATTGGCTCTTGATCGGTGGAAGTCATTAAAGTTCTTGCTATTATATCAACAACTACGGATTTTACTACATTCGCAAAGGACAGATTTTCAGTCGGATATTCTGCTGTCACTTCCACCATTTTATCTAAATCCCTGCCGACCTTCTTAGCTTCAACTCTAAGAGAATCGGATACTACTTCAAGTAAAGATTCTGCCCTAACGGTTTCTACATTATTTTTTAAAGGTCTCCACAATTCTATAATGTCTTGTATCGTTGCGAAGGGTTGCATATAATCACCTTCCTTGCATCATCAAATCATATAACTCCTGTTTTTTTGCTTTAGGATTATATTTAATTCCAAAAGCATCTAATTCTTGCTTAATTTGTGCAACAGCGATGCCGTTAAAGTCTCCATCAGGATCTACCTCGGTTTCTTCGGTTTCTTCTGTTTCTTCAATTGCTTCTTTTGTTGCTTCTTTTATTACTATTTCTTCAAAGATTTTGTCTTCTATATTTTTGATAACTTTAGAGGGTTCTTCGGCTACCCAGTCGCCGCCCGAAAGGACACAGGAGCTATCTAGGATAGCCCCTGTTTTAATATTTCTATATCTCATACTACACCACCGCGTCGATGATTCTCGCGAAGCTTGTAGGCTCCAAGATTGCCCATCCGAGGTAAAGTTCCGCTCTCAGGTAAACCTGGTTGTAGTTCTTAAGGTCGTTTCCAGATCCGTCTGGATCACCATACTGGATAACTTCCATTGGAACTTCTTTAGCATAGCCCCATCTGAATGAGTCGGTGAAATCGCCAAGAATAGCACGGTCTTTAACGATGGTATCAGCGTCAGAAACAGTCTTGTTGATGTCAAGCTTAAGTCCGTTTATAGCTCCTGGGTTTGCACCCCAAGCAAGATCAGGATAAAGCCTAACACCGTTTACTTTGAGTGCTGCCAGCGCTGAAGAAACTGTAGGAGATGCAATCATACCTGTCACAACTCCGCCTGCACCCTGAATAGCTGCGATTGCAGATTCAATGTTGTCATCTACTGATGCAGCAACATACTCGACTGTCTGAGTGACAGTTGCGTCGAAGTGGTTAGTTCCAATAACTGCAGAAGCAGCACCGGTTCTAGGATTGATTCCATGCATGGCCATAAGGTCAAGGCCCCTGGCAACTTTCTTCGCAAAGCCATCGTTGAATGCTTTGAGGATGTTGATTTTTGCATCATCTGCAGCATACATAAATTCGTCTGAAACTCTTGCACCGTATTCTACCTTTATAGGCAGGATGGTTCTTGGTGCGATGGAGATTCCACCGTGAGATTTCTTGCCGTTCTCAGCAACAACGTCAATCTCGGAATCCATTGTAAATGTGAATTCCTTCTGTCCGTTGAATGGGACTGGTTCTTGTGCGGTCATGACTGCAAGGGAAGATTTTCCCTTTACCTTGTTGACCAGATCTGTGACTAATTCAGTTGCAAATAACGTACCTTTTGATAATACTGGCATAATTTTATTCTCCTTCTAAGTTTAGATTTTCTAATAATGATTTGTAAGCTACGTCCTTACCTTCGATATTTGGTTCTACAACCCTTAATGGTGCTATAAGTTCTTTATTCCCTACTAACTCTGCTAATTTCTTAGCATCTGCTGTTATACTCTCTTCATTTTCTCCAACAAGTCTGCTTGCTAAGTCATAAGGTATACCATGCTGTAATGCTATTCTTGTTCTCATGCTTGCAGTTTCATAGCCTGCAATTTTAACATTTAAATCGGATATATCCTTATCGTATTTTTCGGTGTTCTTGCTAGATTCTGTTAAGGTTGTTTTTAATGTTCCTGTTTCTGTTTCTAGTTCAATATTTCTTGCCTTAATCTCCGCATAATCTGCGTATTGTTTTTCTATACTTTCTTTTTGTCTGCTTAATCTCTCTTGTATCACTCTGTCAAATTCTTCTTGTGTTGTTATTGCTTTAAATTCTTCACTCATTTTTATCTTCCTTTCTCCAGCTTCTCCCGGCTGTATCGGTAATTTTTATATAAAGCAACTATTAAAGTCGCTTAATAACTTATTTTTTGCTTTTTCTTTGGCTTAAATTCATTACAAGCCCAATGTGCAAGCATTGTACTATCCATTAGACCAATGTCCATATCTTCAAATTGCGATTTATACCCAAAGCCACCATTGGAGCCAATATTTCTTTTGTCGCAATTAATAACAGTTTGTGTCAAGGATGGTTGATTGTTATGACATATGGTTTGTTGATAAATTCCTTGTTCCCATAGAGAGTTAGCTGTAATTATTTCTTTGACCGTTGGTAGTGTAGGTTCTTTAAGTCCAAACTCTTTCATTTCCTTAGCTAGTAAACTTTGTCCCCCTGCTCCATCAACTGTCACGGTTGCAACCTCTGCTCTCTTTAAGAAATCTATAATCCAACCATTCCCATTCCTAATACTTCTACAGTCAATTGCTTCAACAAATATTTTGCCTGATAATGTTTTAACTGCAATGCCCATAGACACATTGGTACCATCATTTCCATACTTAATGCCAACATATAAAGGTCCTCTTAATACAGGCTTGACAATTACTTTTAATTCTTTCCATTCATTTTCGCCGATGGCTGACTTTTGATTGTATTTAATCCATAAACCCAATCTCTGGATCATGAAGTCAATCAGATCTTCTCCGATTTCATCCTGGATGGAACGTTCGGTAAATATAGTTCCTAAAGATGGATTACATAGATACCATAATTCTTTATCTCTAATATCTTTTACTTCATCTTCTATTCCCCATTCAGCCCATCCTGAATTTTCTACTCCTCCACTCAATACACTTTTTCTGAAATCTACAAATACTGTACCACTTGACAATGGTGTAGGAGGTGTTCCGCAAAATATAGTTTGTGGGTTCTTGGAGTCTGTTACAACATATTTTAAGGCGGATTCTTGGTCTGATTCGTATTCTTGAGCCTCATCTATGACAAGTAAATCAAAGCCTTCGCCCAAGCCTCCTAAAGTTGTTCTAGTCCTAAATTCTATCCTTCCACCGGTTTCAGAAAGTTCTATTCTTTCTCTACCTGTAGCTTTTAAGGATGCATAATCAATTTTCGCCTTAGTTAACAATCTGCAAAGTCTTTCCCATGCTGTGTGGGATGTAGTGGTTCTATGAGCGGTATGAAGTATTTGTTCCCCTCTTTGTAAACCTTCCATTTCCCTAATTACAACAACTTCATTTTTACCATTTCTTCTAGGGAGAGAAAACCCAAGCTTTGTATGGATCCATAATCCATCTTTATTAACTGCGTAAATATGTTTAGTTAGTAATATCTGCCACTCTTGCGCTGTTCTTTCTGATTTCTCATAAGTATCAATCGCTTTTTGATATAGACTTTTTTTATATGGTAAAATTACCGATTGAGTAGGATTTTGATTACCAATTCTTGCTTTAGTAGCCATCTGTTATCCTCCTCCAATCGTCATAGATGATAACCCTGTCCTTGAGAGACATTAGACCACATCCTATCCTAATAAGCATAATAAAAGCATCAACTATGTCAGTGCTTTTTTGCGTGCCCATGTATCTATTCTTTTCTTTCTCGCCGCATCCCTCTTTGCCTTTTCGGTCTTTGCCATTTCCTCTGCACGTTTAATGCGTTCTTTCTTTGATAGTTCATATCCTCCATATTGGTCTTGAACATATCTCCGTTTACCTTCGGTTCCACTGTGCACTGTGTCCTTGCCTTTTTTATGCTCAAATATTACAACGCACCTGCAGTTATCATGTCGCCTGAATACGTCATTCCCTTGGTCGCTAACCTCATCGTAATCATATTCACCCACTAATTTTTTGCACCAATCGCAAGGTTTGCTATCTGGTTTCCTCACAATTTTCGGGTCTAATCCTACCTTTGCTTGAAATTCAGCATTTGTCTTAACCATATCATCAACAATACTTTGACTAAAATTAACTATTGGTTCATTTATAATCCAGTTAATATCATCAAAATTATCCTCGTTAGATACCCTCTCTATAATTCCATCAATCCTGCTTTGATTAAGCTCTGCTTTTTGCCCTTTTATGCTTAGTCCAGCTTGATGGTTGAGTTCTGTTTGTATATCTACAGTAAAGTCAGATATTAGATTGTAATTCTTGTTCATAGTAGGGTTTAATATTCTATCAGCTATGTTATAATACATTTTTCCATCAGGGAGAATTTTAATATTTATATTCTTTTTTAATACATCAGACAAGATTTCTCCAACTTCAATTGCAAACTCATTAGCATCTTCATAAGTGGCTTTATTGTCTTTTAAGGACTGCAAGGCTTTTTTGATTTTAGAACTACTCAATGTTTTTTCATCAAATTCCTTTTCAATCAGTTCAAGAAGACCAGGTACAATGTCTTTTTCCATTACTTACCAGCTCCCTTAATTCCGGTTAAATCTCTTATAGTGTCGCCTGTCATATATCCAGGAATAGCCTGGTTAATCTTAATTGCCCCATCCCCAACAAGACCTAATGTATTAGCATCTGCTTCGAAGAGCGGTTCCCATTTAGCTTTAGTTTCGTAAAACTGGCTTCGTAAATATGGGTAGTCATCTCTTAAGCAAGCGCTTATATATCCTACATTTAAAAATCCACTACCAATACATCTTTGTGCTTTCCTTCCTGCAAGTCTTAGGTTTTCGTGACTTGCTTTTATGGCTTCTACACTTGATGGATTATCAGAAACAAATCCTAAATCGTCTAATGTCAAGCCAGTTTCTCCAGCAAATCCTGCAGCTGCTGTTCTTAGTTGCTCGGTGAATGGTGACATAGACGGAGTAGTAAATTGCCCTAGCTTTGGACTATCTCCATCTTCATCTTTGGTAAACTGTAGCATGCTTGAAATAGTCGCTTTCCATGTCTCCATTGGTTCTGCACCTTGGCTTATTCCAGTAGCATACTTTTGAGGGAATGAATAAAACTCTGCTGTTATATCTGCCCTTTCCAAAGTACGTTTAGCATACCTTTGGTAATACATTGCTGCTCTTGTTATTCTTGACCTACCAAAAGGCCTTACTGCATCTGGTCTGTGAATTATTGGCACTAGTAGTGGATAAGCAACTTTATTTTTAATGCTATAATTGAATTTTTCATCAATATAATAATCTGTTTTATTTGAAAGGAAATGAGCTTCTAAACTCGGTTTTCCTTGTTCATTTCTTTCAAGGACTGTATAACCTTCTTCAAGTAATCCAGTAATTGGGTCTATTATTCCAGTTGCATTGCTTGCTTCGATAACCTGCAATCGTGGAATGCCACCTTCGCCTTTTGAGATATAAACAAAACTACATGAGGCTATCAAGCTAGATAATACTGCACTGTCAAAGAATGTATCAGGATTATTCATGTTGAATATCTCATTAATTTCAAAATTGTCATTCTCAAATTCTCTAAACACCAATCTATCTGCTAGACTATCTACACCTTTAGAACACCAGCCAAGGACTGCTTTATATCTATTTCTTATTTCTGGCGGAATGGTTATTCCAACATCTGCATCTTGATATTTCATATCGTATTGCTTGTATCGTAGATTAACTCTTTTTTCATGTTTAATAAGCTTTTTTCTTAAATATTCTATACCTTTCATGGCTCCTCCTTTCTATTCATGAGAAAAAACGTACA